CAAAACCCTAATACAGCTACTAAACCAGAGCACATTTCTAGAAGTGTGCATGTAAAGGTAATAAGTTTACCATTAGGAGCTCTTACTAATCTAGGTTGACTAGTACAGTAAAACCTAGTAAATTACTGGGTTCAGGCTTAATTCAAGACTAGCCAGCTTGCCATGGATTTCATATTTGATAAGAAGATTATTAAAGATATATATCAAGTTATATCTTTATATAAGAAGTTTGATAGATATAAGATAAATACTAAAGAAAATCTATACTATCACCTACTACCTTCTTTTAAATTGAATCAATATAAAATACATAAAAACGGAGACGAAGTGATTGCTTTTACCAATTGGGCTTTTTTAGATAAAGAGTCTAGTGACTATTTTGTACAAACTGGGTTTATAGATGACAATAAATGGAACAGTGGTAATATAGTATGGCATGTTGATACCGTTTGTGTTAAAGATATTAAAAAAGTTATGCGTTGGACAAAACAATATTTTACTAATTTACTAGGTTTGGGAAAACCAGTTCATTGGCTTCGTGTAGATGACAATGATAATATCTATAGAAAAACAACAAGATATACGAAGGAGATTTATAAGTAATGGGTGGTTCTAATCCAGTTAGCAAAGTAATTAAAAAAGTAACTAAACCAGTTGCAAAGGTATTAGATAAAATAGTACCTAATGAAATCAAACCTGCGTTACCTTATTTAGCGGCAGCATTTCCATTTTTAGCACCAGGAGCATATGGAGCTATGGCTGGTGGTTTAGGTAGTTTAGGAATATCTAATCCAATGATACAAAGAGCTTTAATATCAGGTGGTTTAAATTTAACTTCACAAGCTGCGCAAGAGGGTGCGGCTGAAAGAGGTATTAATCCTTTATCATTAGCATTAGCAGCAGGTACAGGAGCATTAACTGCACCAGGTGGTTCAGAAATGTTAGGAGGTCTTAAAACAGCAATTCCAGACCCAGGTGCAACAGGATTAGCTGGAGGTGAATTAGGTATATTAGATCAAGCTAAAAATTTAGGAATTTCAGGATTACAAAGCGCATCAGATTTTTTAAGTGCAGGTGCTTCACCTGAAGCAAGTTTAATGCAAAGTATAAAAGCAGCTGCTCCTTCAGTAGGAATGGCAGCAACTGAACAAGCAGTTATTGCAGCACAAAAAGCTAAAGAAGATTATGAAAAAGAATATCAAGGCTGGCAAGATTTCACAGGACAACAACTAGCAGATTTTAATGCAGGAAGAAGAGCAGCTATTTTAGCTTCCATGACAAGAGCAGGACTAGATGATGATACTATTACTTCTACATTAGCAACATTAGGTTTAAGAAATGGTGGTAGAGTTGGATATGTAGGAGGAGGAGATGTATCTTATACGGACTATGAAAGAAGTGGTGTTATATATTATGATGAAAATGGAAAACCTATTTCTAAAGAAAAAGCTATGAAATTATTTGAAAAACAAGCAGAAGAAGAAAATAAAGCTAATGGTGGTATTATAGGTTTAATGGGTGGTGGAATGCCATCTATGGAAATGGATTATAGAGGTGGTGGATTTATTCCTGTTGGAGCACAAGAAAGAGCGGACGACGTTCCTGCAAGACTTTCTAAAAATGAATTTGTAATGACCGCTGATGCAGTGAGAGCTGCGGGTGGTGGAAGTGTCAATGAAGGAGCAAGAAGAATGTACGAATTAATGAACAACCTGGAAGCAAAAGCATAACATGGCAGTAACACCAACATCAGTAACACAAACATTAACATCACCTATTTTAGAAGGTTCGCTAACCGCGTTTCTTAAATCTCTTGAACCTCTTATGGGTCAACAGATTCAGACCGGTGCCTACGCTCCGCAAATTGCAGCTGAATCAGCATTACAACAACAAGCGAGAACTTCGGCTGGTGGATTAGGTTCATTAGTTGGACCAGAAGCTTATCAAGCTTACATGTCACCTTATCAACAAGAAGTCATTGATACGACTCTTGCAGAAATGGATAGACAAGCAGCGATTCAAAGACAAGGTATTGGACAACAAGCAATTCAAGCAGGTGCGTTTGGTGGTGGTAGAGAAGGTGTTCAATTAGCAGAGTATGATGTAAATGCTTTAATGAAAAGAGCACAAGCACAAGCTGGATTACAACAACAAGGTTTTCAATCAGCACAAGATCAAGCATTAAAACAATTACAAGCACAACAAGGTTTAGGAACATACCAAACTCAATTAGGTCAAGCTGGCCAAGCACAACAACAAGCTATTCTAGATGCAGCACAAGTTGCAGCTAAAGAAGCTACTTATGAACCATTCACAAGACTTGGTTTAGTAGGTCAACAATTAGCACAAATTCAACCAGGTGCTTTCCCAACACAAAGTGTTGGATATCAACAGCCTCAAGCTCCAGTTAGTCCTTTATCTACTGCATTGGGAGTAGGAACAGGAATTGCTAGCATTGGATCCAAATTAGGATTGTTTGGCTAATGAGTAAAATTTTAAGAAGACCTATGTTTAGAGGTGGACGCGTCGAGAGCCGCGGAACGGGGATTACTTCTGGATTAATGAATGGTGGTAGAGTTGGATTAGCAAATTCATATCCCGGAACTGCAGGACAAGCACAAAGAGCACAAGCATTAGCTGGTCTTACTAAACCAACTACAGGAGCAGAGTTATTAAAATTAAATCCAAATTTACAAATAAATCCATATTCAACTTATCTTCCATCAGATCAAGAAAGCATAGGAGCTGGTTTTGGTTTTATGTCTCCTGGTAGACAATTTACAGAACAATATTTAGAATTTATAAAACCAGAAGAAACTGGTTATGAAACAAATGCAGAAGGAGATCCAATAAGAGATGCTTCTGGAAATTTAATTCCTTTACAAAAAAGTAAATCAGATGATTTTAGAACTTTTTTAGAACAACAAAGAACTAAAAAAATAACAGAAAGTGATACTCAAGGTAGTGAAGAACAATATGGAATAAAAGATGAGGATAAAGTTAAACCTATATACAATAGTGAAGGAAAAATTACCGGTTATACAGGAACTGAAAAAATAAAAACAGAAAAAGAAAAAGAAAAATCAAGCGGTGCTGAAAAAAATATTAAAACAGAATCAACTGAATTAAGTGTAGAAGATTATATTAAAATGTTAGGTGGAGATAAAGCTAGGAAAAGAGATGTTAGTGATATGCTTGGAAGAGCAAGTGCTGCATTTTTAAAACGCCCTGCAAGAGGAGAAACCAGAGGAATTACAGAAGCATTGGGAGATTTCATGGCAGCAGAAGTAGCAGCAGGCCCAGGTAGAGCAGAAAAAATTGAACAAGCTGCAGCAATGCTTGATATAAAAGATAAAATTGCAAGTAAGAGATCACAAGAACAATTAAAAACTTTATTAGGAAAAGCGGATTATGAAGCTATGTTGAGATTAAAAATGTCTGATCCTAAACTACAATCATTTGAAACTAACTTACAAGAAACTGCAAAAAATTTAGGTAAAAATTATAAAAATCCAGGAGTAATTGGACAAGCTATTGATAAAAAATATGGAAGTAATAGCTATGGTGGAGAGTTTATGCCTGGTCAAAAATTAATAGAAGGAAAATTTTATATTCAAGACACAGGAACCGGAGACAAGATTGTATTTAAAGTAATTGAAGGAGAACCTCAAGAAGTTCACAGAATAAGGTAGGTAAATATTATGGTCCAGTTTACCCAAGAAGAACTTAATAAAAAACTTGGTTTAGATTCTGTAGGAAATGATGCCACTAAACTTACAGGTCCCGAAGAAAATAATACAACAAGCACTATTGTATCAGCACTAGCTGGTATTGGATCCGGACTTATTAAAATTCCAGAAGGAATTGTTTCATTAGGAGCAACTTTATTGGATTTAGGTGCTGATAGTAATAAAGCAGCACAAGTAGAAAAATGGTTTGCGGATATTAATCCATTTGATGAATTAGCAGAAAAAACAACAGCAGGGAAACTAACTGAAGTTATTACTAATTTAGCAGTGCCTGGAGGATTTGCGTTTAAAGCTGGAAGTAGTTTAGCTAAAAGTGCTCTAATAGCTAGAAAAAGTGGAAAATATTTAGATCTAGGTGGTGATACTTCAAAAGCAATTACAAAAAAATTAAAAGGAATAGAAAAATTAAATAAAAGAGAAACTAATTTAGTGGATGATGCTTTTTCTAGAACGGCTACTAAAGGAGAAAAAGTTTTATCTTATGCTTCTGGTGCTGGATTAGGTGGAATAGCGGAAGGTTTATTTGTAGATGATGTAAAAGAAGTTGGAACCTTTGGTGATTTAATTGGCGGACCAAGTGCATTAGAAAGAGAAAGTGATACTCCTGAAGATGAATTATTGAATAGACTTAAATTTGGTTTGGAAGGAGCTGCTTTTACCGGAATATTAGGTGGACTTGGAGCTACTGTTAAAAAATTAAAAAATCAAAAAGATAAAGGAAGAGTTGTTGATGGAAAATTTAATAAATTTATGGATGAATGGATATCTTCTTCATTTAGATCGAGAGGTAAAAAAACAACACCTGTATTCGAAGGCTTAAATAAAGAAACAGGAGCACGTAGCGCAGATGTTAATTTTGGTGAAAATATAGCTTTTGATTTAGATAGAAATATTAATCAATTATTTCCTTTTTTTAAAAGATTATTTAATAATACAGAAACTGTTTCTCAAATAAAAAATATAAAAAAAGAAATGAATCAAACATTGTTGTCTGGTATTAAAAAAGGTGAATTAAAACCAAATTATTATGATGTTCAATTAAATGAAGCAGGGAGACAATCTGGTAAAACTTTAGATGAAATTGTTAAAAATCCTACTTTAAAAAAAGAATTAACAGAACCAGGATTTAGTGTTGGGTTTGGAAAAATTTCTAACAAAATAGAAAATGATTTTAAAAAAACATTAAAAAAATATGGTGCTTCTCCTGAAATGCAAGATGATATTTTATTAAACTTAAATGGAATGAGATCTTATTGGGGAAATATGTTTTCATCAATAGGTAGAAGATTAGATGATAAGGGTCTTAAAACTTTTAAAAAAACATTTGAGGATAAGGTAACTACCTGGTTAGATTCTGGTTATGAAGTTTTTAAAAATGATCCCATAGAAGCTCTTAAACTTTACAAACCATCTAATCAAATTATTAAAGAAACAGCAAAACAATTTCAAGCAATTGCTAAAAAGTCAGGTATTAATTTAAATGAAGAAACAGCTGATAATTTAGTTAATGAAGTATGGAAAACAGCAAAAATAGAAAAAGGTTTTAAATTAAAAAGTCCATCAGATGCTTATTTTAAAATACCTGATTTTTTTGTAGAAAAATCTTTTGCTAAAAGAGCTGCTGACTTAACTCCAAAAAAATATCAACTGTCGGATATACCTGATAATATTATTAAAGTAGACGGTTTAGAAATAAATAGAAGAGATGCAATTAAAAAACTTTTAGGAAAAACAGATGATGCAATGTCTACAATATTAACAGGCACTAACAAATTATCTGCAATTGTAAGAAGAAATGAATTTTATGATAGTTTATTAATTCAGTCCAATAAAGCAAAAGCTGTATATGATGATTGGTTAAAAAATGGCAAAGTTGGTCCAAGACCAGCGGCCCCTATATTTGTAGATTCACAAGCAGATGCATATAGATATTTTGGTGGTTCTGCTGAAGATGTTGGTGAACAATTAAGATTTGATTCAGGAATTGATAGAGCGCAAACATTAAAACCTTTAGATGCTAAAGAAGCTTTATTACAAAAAAGAGTAGATGAACAAATACTAAATCCTTTACAAAATAAATTTGCATTAAAAGGTAATACAGAAGCTATTCAAGGAGTAGAAAAATCATTAATGGGAGAAGGGTTTGGGGCACAGTTGTATCAAAATTTAGTTTTATATCCAAAAGCTACTTCACAAATGGCTAAAACAGTTTTAGCTCCTTTTACTCACGCAAGAAACTTTTTAAGTGCTGGAGCATTTGCTGCAGCAAATGGTATTATTCCTTTTGGAGATGCACAAGCGGTTAGACAATCATTTGAAGCATTACAAGTAGGAACTAGAACCAAAGCAGGAAATGAACTATATCAAAAATTATTAAAATTAGGAGTTGTTAATTCACAAGTTCAATTAGGAGATTTACAAAGACTTTTAAAAGATGTTGATTTTGGATCAACTCTTGGTTCTGTAAATAGCATTAATGGATTATTTAAAAGATTATCTCAAGTTAAAAAATTTGCACAAGATGCGTATACAGCGGAAGATGATTTTTGGAAAATTTTTAGTTGGTTTGGTGAAAGCAAACGATTAGAAAAAGCATATAAAAATTCTGGATTAAGATTTGGTCAAAAATTTACAGATACTTCTGGTGTTGAAAGAATATTTAATCAAGAGTTTTTAGAACAAGAAGCTGCAAATTTAGTTAAAAATCAAATTCCTAATTACGCATTTGTTTCTGAATTTGTTAAAGGATTAAGAAAATTTCCATTAGGAAATTTTGTATCTTTTCCTGCAGAAATAATGAGAACAAGTACAAATATTGTTCAAAGAGCTTTAGATGAAATTTATTATACTACTACTATTAATGGTAAACAAATTAATCCATTAAGGTCTATTGGTATGCAAAGATTAATTGGAATGGGTATTACTTCTGCAGCTGTTCCATATGCGGCTGTTTCAGCAGGTCAAATGTTATATGATGTATCACAAGAAGAATTAGAAGCTATAAGAAGATTTGTACCTAAATGGTCTAAAAATTCTACGCTGATACCATTAAGAGATGAAAAAGGAAATTTAGAATATATAGATTTTTCACATATGAATGCTTATGATACTATTACCAGACCTATTCAAACAGTGTTAAATGCAGTCCAAGAAGGAAGAACAGATAAAAATGGAATCATGGGAGATTTTTTATTAGGATTGATCGAATCTACAAAAGAATTAGGGTCTCCTTTTATTACTGAATCTATTTGGACAGAAGCTTTACAAGATGTGTCTCCAATTTTAGGAAGAGGTGGTATAGATACTGAAGGAAGAAGAATATGGAATAAAGAAGATTCTACAGGAGATAAAATATACAAAGGAATGGCTCATTTAATAGAGTCTCAAGCACCATTAAACTGGAAACAATTAGAAAGAATTGGTTTAGCAATGAAACCAATAGATAGTACAGGAAAATTTGATATTAGGGGAAATGAATATGAATTAGGAAATGAATTAAGAGGCATTGCTGGAATGAGAACTGTTAAAGTAAATCCAGAAAAATCATTAGGATACAAAATAAAAGATTATAAAGATGGAGTTAGAAATTCTAGAAATATATTTACAGCGGGAACAACAAAAGGAGGACCTATTACTCCAACAGAAATAGTAGATTATTATATAAAAGCAAATGAAGCTTTGTTTAAAGTAAACAGAGAAATGTATAAAGATTTAAAGGCTGCTAAAACAATAGGAATGAAAGAAGATGTAATTGAAGAACAAATGAATAATAGAGGTGAATCAAAAGCTTATAATTATTTAACAGAAGGAGAATTTAGACCATTAACAATTTCTCAACCTGTTCAAGAATTGTTTGATATAAATGCTTCTGCATTAGGACTACCAAATCCATTTGACATTGCTTCTGATATTATAGATAGAATTCAAGATCTATTGGAATCAGTTCCTGTAAGTACAGATTATTTTCCTTCTATCATTAATCCATTGGAAAATTTACCAGAACCTACATTAGGACCAGCAGCAAATCTAGGAGTATTACCTTCAGTAGTAACAGCAAGTAACCCAGCTGTACTAGCTGCTAATCAACAAATAGTAAGTGGTGTAAATCCAAAAACAGCACAACTAATTCAACAATCGAATGCACTAGATGCTTTTATAAAATAATGAAAATGGAACCCAAAACAGTTAGAGAACATATCGTATCGCTTTACGGCCATATTACAGGTTTGAAAAAAGAATTATATACTATTAAAAACAACCACTTAAAACACATACACGAAGATGTAGAGAAATTGGGCGGTAAAATAGACAAGATCTATTGGGTTCTTTTAGCAGCAGTGGGAACAGTTGCGCTCTTCGCAATTGAAAAACTACTAACATGAAGCTATCTGCAAATTTTGAGCTATTTGAATTAATCAAATCGCAAGTCGCGGAGCGTAAGGGTATACCTAATAATCCTTCTCCAGATCAAATTGACAATTTAAAATCTTTATGTATTAATATATTGCAGCCTATTCGTTCCGAATTTGATAAGCCTGTTATTATTTCAAGCGGATTTCGGAGCGCGGAACTTTGTATTGCAATTGGTTCTAAACCAACATCGCAGCATGCCGAAGGTAAAGCGGCAGACCTAGAAATACCTGGAATAGATAATATGGAGTTAGCGATGTGGATTAAAAACAATTTAAATTTTGACCAACTCATTTTAGAGTTTTATAAAGATGGACAACCAAACAGTGGTTGGATTCATGTATCGTGGAACGGGGATGATAACCGTAATCAAACTTTACGCGCAATGCGTAACGACAACGATAAAGTTGTCTACAAACCTTGGTAATATAAATGAGCGGTGAAGTACTAGTACATAAACATCTTATTGTCCGTGCTGAAGCAGTCAGCCCACCTATGAATCCAGAATTTTTAACTAAATGGTTAGAAGATTTTATTAAATATATTAATATGAAAGTATTAATGGGTCCTTATGTTATTTATCATGATGTACCAGGTAATAGGGGTATCACAGGAGCTGCTATTATAGAAACTTCACATATTGTTATGCATGTTTGGGATGAACCATCTCCAGCGTTAATGCAATTTGATGTATATTCTTGTGGTGAATTTGATCCTGAAAAAATTTGTAGAATGATACAAAGAGATTTTGAAATAACTAAAATTGATTATAAATTTTTAGATAGAGAAAATGATTTAACAGATATTAAAGGCGGAACATTTAAACCTATCATAGCTAAAAATTATGAAAATAAAATTAAAGAAGAAAAAAATAAAGTTTTATTACAAAGTAGAAAAGAAGTAGAAATTAATGCTAATGGAACTTCTGGATACACTATTAAAGAAGGACCAAATAAGGGAAAAGTGTTACAACACATAACTATTCCAGGTAAAAATGTGTAATGAAACTAAACGAATAGAAAAGATTGAAGGACATTAATGGAAACTTTTATAATGATTGTAATGTTATGCCACCTGGATTTTATAGGTCAAGAAGGATGTATTCCTATGACACCTAATCCTCAAGTTTATTATAGTTCTAAAAAAGAATGTATGAATGCTAGTATTCAAAAAATGGAAGATATGAAAACGGTTGCTATTTACAATAATATAACAGTCACACAGACATATGCTACTTGTATAAAAAAGGGTTCGTCTACATGAAAAATTGTATTTATAGAGTTTACAAAGGATTTTGCCTATTATTAAAAGATTGTAAGTGTCAGAAAAAAATATGTGAAGACATAGATAATTTGAATTCTTTTAAGTTTTCTCTATAAAAAAGTCTTCCATAGAAGCTCATAAACGCACGAAATCACCCCTTGACAATACCTAGGTACCCCCCATATATTGCATATTGGTGCAACAATTGGGTTGGCCAACTAACTTGCTTAATTTAACAAAGGAGTAGTATATGACAAGTTTTGATTTAATAAATTCAGTACATAAACAATTTTTTGATAAAGGATTAGACGTTTTTGATAACGTATTTGATTCCTGGTCAAAAGTAACTGGTTTTCCTTTTTGGAATGTTGTGAAATATTCTAAAGGTAAATATGGTTTAGAACTAGGATTAGCTGGCTTCAAGAAAGAAAATGTTCTTGTAGAAGTTAATGAAGGAGTTTTATCTATAGAGGGAAAAGTAGATGACGCAGCAGTTGATTATGTACAAAAAGGATTATCAACTAAATCTTTTTTCAAACAATTTTCATTACCTAATGATGCTATAGTAGACGAAGCTACTATGGAAGATGGTATGTTAAAAATTAAGTTTGGTCTTAAAGATTCTGAAAAGAAATCTCAAAAGGTTAACATTAAATAATGTTTCCCTATACTGAAGAGGAGTGGGAATTTATTTCCCGCTCCTTTACACCCTACAACGAAATTCCTTAAATCCATTCTTTTAATTCTTCTCCCATTATGGTAGAAGCTATATCTATTTTTTTACGTAATGCTTTCACAATTTTTTCATCTACCGTTTTGGCAGCAATTAAATCTACATACGTTACTGACTTCTTCTGACCTATTCTATGTGCTCTATCTTCTGACTGTAATCTTTTTTCTAGATCGTATCCGTTAGAATAATAAATTACATTACTTGCACAAGTTAATGTAATTCCATAACCACCTGTTTGTGGATTACCAACAAAAAATCTATAAGAAGAATTCACATCTTGAAATTTTTCTATATTTTTTTGTCGTTGATCAGAAGCAACAGCACCGTAGTATTGGACCACAGAATCATCTCCATATTTTTTCTTAATAGCAGAAACAATATGTTCTATATCATAAATATAATTAGCCCAGATAATTGCTTTACCTTCTATTTCATCTAATACATCCATTAATTCATTTAAACGATTTGATTTTAATTCAGTAATACCACCCTCATCTGTTTTTAAATGACCACAAGTGATTTGATGTAAACGCATCATTTGTGTAAGAACATGAGGAGCTGTAGCGAGCTTACCTTTTATCATAGCGAGGGCCGCGGATTTCATAGTAGCGTATGCTTTTTCTTGCTCTTCAGTTAGTTCTACTTCACGCTTGATATAAATTTTATCGGGTAGATCCAGACAGTCTTCTTTTAATACACGGTAAGAAAAAGCTTTTAATATTTCAGCTAACTCATCTAATCTCTGATAATGACTAATTATTTGTACTCTACGACCACCAAAATTTCTATCTAACATAACCGCATATCTATTTCTAAAAGAATAAAAAGAAGCATGTCCTAATAAATCTTCATTTAAAAATGCACATTGTGTATATAAATCTAATGGACTTTTGGTCACAGGAGAACCAGTTAAGATTCTTCTGTAAGTTGCATATTTTCCTAATGCAAGAATAGCTTTGGTTCTTTTTGCGGTTGGAGTTTTAATAGAAGTAGACTCATCTATTGCCATAATAGTTTTATGGGTTCGTAAAAACTTACCTGCAAACTCTAAACCTTTTTTAGTACTAAAGGCCTCAACATTCATTACAAGGATGTGAAGGTCATAGTCAGATTTGAACAATTGTTGATACTCTTTATCCTTTGCTTTAGATGTTGAAGCAGTCCAAAGTACCATTTTGTGTTGTATGTGACTAGCTAAATGTATTGGTATTTCAGAAGAATACCAGTTTCTATAAACACCTTTTGGTGCTATAATAAGCGCCGCATTTATTTTACCATTATCATAAAGCATAGCAATATTATCTACTAATACTTTAGATTTACCGGTACCCATTTCCATAAAGTAACCGTATTCCTTTTTATCCCACGATTTTTCCAACGCAGTAATTTGATGTGCGTATGGCTTTGTCTTAAATTTATAGTTCATAATTATTTTCTTCTTTCTACTTGACAGATATATAGGAATGATTATATAGATGTCAACAGTAGAATAATAGAATGAAGAATAAAATTTTTGAGTTATATAAACCGAAGTCATTAGCAGAATTTTTAGAATTCTATAAAGAGAATCCTGAAGAAAATTTTGTTTATGTATTACAGCATCCACCTGCAAATATAAATATTTTAGGTGCATCTGATTTTGGTTACCTGGTTATTTGTTTACCTAACTATGGACCAGACTCACAAATTATTTTTTCATCTAGTCCTTTTGTTTTTAAAATGAAAAAAAATTTAAGGGACTTTAGACCTCAAGATTATTTATTGTTAACAGGAGATCCTGCAGTTATTGGTATTTCTTGTGCAATTGTAAGCGACCAAACTAATGGTCAATTTAACCTCTTGAAATGGGATCGACGAGAGGCTAAATACTATCCTATAAATTTCGATCTCTATCAGAAAGGATAATACTATGAGTAACGAAGTAAGTAACATGATGTTGGAAGACTCTAAAGATCTTCTAGACAATGTTGAAATAACTACAATCGCAGCTGAATGTCAGAAATTAAAAAACATTGAAGATGAGATTCAGAAAACAGAAGAACTATTAAAAAATTTAAAAACAATGGCGGATGATATTGGTTCCAGGGTTATACCGGAACTACTTGCTGAACAAGGTTTAAGTTCAATCAAACTATCAGACGGTTCATCTGTTTCAGTTAAAAAAGAATTTAGGTGCACTCTTCCTAAAGATGATGTGAAGAGAGAAGCAGCCTATCAATGGCTTCGTGATCAGGGGTTAGGTGACATTATTAAAAATAATGTGATTGTAACTTTTGGTCGTGGGGAAGATGACAAGGCACAACGTTTGTTGGACCTTGCGGCGTCTAATGGTTTTCAACCACAGCAGAAATCTGATGCGGCTTGGAATACATTGACAGCCCTATTCCAGGAGCGTGTCGAGTCCGGGCTCGACATGCCTTCTGATATCTTTAATACGTGGATTAAAGATAAGACTAAAATAACCCGAAAATAATGGAGAAACGATAATGAGTAATGAAGTAGTGGCTAAAAAAGACACTGGATCACTTGCCTTGTTTGGTAATGATGCAGCAAAAGGTTTTGAGAATATGACGCAGGAAGATCTTGCGTTACCTTTTCTTCGAATCTTGGGACAACTATCACCGCAGGTAACTGAAGGTGATGCAAAGTATGTAAGTAATGCGAAGCCTGGCATGATTTACAATACTGTTACCAGCGAATTATTTGATGGTAAAAAAGGTATCAAGATAATTCCTTGTTACTATAAAAAGGATTTTCCTGAATGGTCAGATAGAGGGGATGGGCCTGGAGCACCAGTTGCTATTCACCTACCTAACAGTCCGGTAATCCAAACAGGTAAGAGAGATGGATCTAAAATTAGATTACCTAACGGTAACTATTTAGAAGAAACAGCTTCTTACTATGTTATGGCTGAAACAAAAACAGGTGGATTTACACCTGCGTTGATTACAATGAAATCAACACAACTTAACGTTAGTAAGAAATGGAATTCAATGATGAAGACCATACAAATTCCTGACGGTAAGGGTGGTTTTGCAATACCACCAATGCATGGGGTAGTTTATAATCTAGCATCAACATTACAAAAGAACGACAAAGGTTCTTGGTATGGTTGGGTTGTAAACATGGATAGAATCATGGGAGCAGACGATAAGTCTTTATACTTAATGTGTAAAGATTTTAACGGTAATGTTTCCAAGGGTAACGTGCAAACAAAAGCAGATGTGGAAGAGATCGCTAAAGACAATGCTCCTTTTTAAGTATTGTGTTTAGTATAAGGGGCCTAGCAATAGGCCCCACAACAAAAATAGAAAGAAGTTTTAATGAAAGATAAGTTTAAAGAAATATTTGAGGGGTTAAAAATAGCTTATGGTCAATATCAAAAAGGTGAGCGTGGTGAAAATGGTAAACAAGGTGGTAAGGCATTTATTGTTAGAGGTAATGTTACAGATGATCTTTGGGAAAATCATCTCAAAGGTAAAGGACCTGCTCTTGGTATTATACCGATTACCGAAAATAATACTTGTAAGTGGGGTTGTATTGATATTGACGAATATAATTTTAATCATGCTTTACTTATATCTAACATACGTGAATTAAAACTTCCTTTAATTGTGTGTCGCTCTAAATCTGGGGGAGCACATGTATTTTTATTTACCAAAAAATTTATACCTGCTTCTTTAATGCAAGGAACATTAAAGAAAATGGCAAAGATATTAGGATATGAAGGATGTGAAATCTTTCCTAAACAAACAGAAATATTAGTGGAACGTGGTGACACTGGTAATTTCTTAAACTTACCTTACCACAATGAAATGAAAGGGTTACGATATGCTATCAACGATAATGGTACCGGTTGTACACTTGAGGAATTTTATAAGCTCTATGATGTTTATGCTTGCGAAACAGAAGACCTCAAAGAAATTAAAATTGAAGAAAAGAAAATCGAAGAAGCGTTCAAAGATGGACCTCCTTGCTTAAATAAATTAGCTTCCACAGGGTTTGGAGAAGGATCTAGAAATAATGCATTATTTAATATTGCAGTTTATTTTAAGCAATCTAATCCAGATACCTGGGAAGATGAAATTGTAAAAGCAAACATAGAATATATGACTCCTTCATTAAGTAATAATGAAGTTCAACAATTGATTAAATCAGTTAATAGAAAAGGTTATGATAAATATAGATGTAAAGATGCTCCTATTAATTCAGTATGTCAATCAAGTCTATGTAGATTAAAAAAATATGGAGTTGGTTTTGGAGAAGAAGAAATGCCAATACTAGGTAACCTGACAAAGTATGCATCTAAACCACCACAATGGTTTTTAGATGTAGGGGAAAATAGAATTGAATTAAAGACAGAGCAATTATATATGCCAGGACTATTTGCACTAGCATGTTTAGACCAGGCTAATTTAGTTATTCCTATTCCTAAACCAAAAGATTGGAAACAACATTTTTTAAAACCAATGATGAATAATTTACAAGAGATTGAACCATTAGAGTCTTTAGATCCAATTAATGAGATAACTTCTTTATTACAAGATTGGACTACAAATAGACAATCGGCAAGAACTATGGATGATATTTTAAATAAACTTCCCTACACAGATGAGAATAGAGAATTTACTTATTTCAGAAGAGAAGACTTTTATAGTTTTTGTAAAAAGAATAATTGGGAACATGATAAAATTAAAACAGGAAATTATCTTACTCAATTAGATTGTTTTGTGGAAGAGTTTAGACCTAACATAAAAAATCAACAACCAAGAGTTATTAAAATTAAAACAATGAAGAAGATAGATGCTTCTGTTTCTAAAATAAAATATCAGCAAGATGACTTCTAGTATAGGAATTAATTGGCGTTTAAAATTAACTCAAAAAATTGATTGCTTGTCTAAACAAGTAGATAAATTAAGTGCAAGAAATAAATTTTTAGAAAATAAATTAAGAAAATATAGAAATGAAAACAATAATACTAGGACCACCGGGAACGGGAAAAACAACGACACTATTAAATTTAGTGGACGAGTTTATTCAACAAGGAATTAGGCCTAAACAAATAGGTTATTTTTCTTTTACGAAGAAGGCTGCAAGAGAAGCAGCTAATCGTGCGTCTGAAAAATTTGGATTAGATGTAGAAACAGATTTAGCTAACTTTAGAACATTGCATTCATATGCATTTAGAATGTTGGGTATGAGTAGAGAAAAAATGATGAAGACAGAAGATTATAAAGAGTTTGGTCAAAAATGTGGCATACCTATTAAGACTGCAAACTTTTCAGGAGAGGACGGAACCTTTAATTCAGATAATGAATATCTTACTATTATCAATACAGCGGCTGTTAAGAGAATGGATCTATTAGATTATTATGATTCTAGAAAAAACTTATTAGATATAGAGCGGAATACTTTATTCTTACTTTCAGAGGAACTCAAGAGATTTAAAAAAGAAAAAGAACTTAAAGATTTCAATGACTTATTGGAAGATTTTATTGCAAAAGAAATTAGTCCAAGCTTTGAAGTATTGTTTATTGATGAAGCACAAGATCTATCTTTAATACAATGGGAAATGGTTAGATCCCTTTGGAGCAATTCTAAAAAAACTTATATCGCAGGGGATGATGACCAGGCTATTTTTAAATGGGCCGGTGCAGATGTAGATCACTTCATTGCATTAAAAGAAGAGGTGGATGATATTAAAACATTAGAACAATCTTATCGTATTCCAGGCGGACCTATTCATGAACTGTCACAAAAAATAATAAGCAAAGTACAAAATAGATTTGATAAACAATATAAGCCGAGACATGAAGTAGGAATTTTAAAAAGATATTCTGATATTACTCAAGTAGATATGAGTCAGGGAAATTGGTTAGTGTTATCTTCAGCAAATTATTTTTTAGATGATGTAAAAGAATTATGTGAGTTAAGAGGTTGGTATTATCAATACAAAGGACAAAACTCTATTAGTTTAAAATTATTATTAGCATTAAATAATTGGGAAGCATGGAGAAAAGGTTGTTATTTAAACAATTTAGAAATAAAAAATATCTATGAATACCTGGGTGCAAACGTATTAGAAGGTTTTAGAAAAGGAAAAACATTACATGCTGAAACTAAATATACATTAAAAGAATGTATAGAGCAGTATGGTTTGTTAACAGATAAGGTTTGGTATGAATCATTTGAGGGTTTAGATACTCTCACAGAAAACTACATTCGTAATATGAGGGCGAATGGAGAGATGATAAATAAAAATCCTCGTATCATAATGTCAACTATACATGGAGCTAAAGGAGGAGAAGCGGATAAAGTTTTATTGTTACAAGATTTAACTAACGCAGCACTTGAAACATTTGCACACGATCCAGACGAATTACATCGTTTGTTTTATACGGGTGCAACAAGAGCGAAGCGTGAATTACATATTGTGGACCCAAAAAACTTTGACCGTGCTTATTTAATATGACCAATAAATCAATGTTTGATAAAATAATAAATGCATCTGAACGTCAAGAGGGAGGAACTCATTATAATAAATATAGTATTCAACCCTATGCATTTACAAGAAGCAATAACTTGTCTTTTTTTCAAGGCAATGTTATTAAGTATGTGGTTCGTTATAAAGATAAAAACGGTATTGAAGATTTGAAAAAAATTATTCATTACTGTGAATTAGAAATTGAAGAAATGAAAAAGGAAGAGAAATGAGAAGTACCCAAATACCCTTATTCAGTCCGGATACGGAATGGGTAATGCCTGATGAACTACGCGATTTGCGCGGTCATAAAGAAATAGCAATTGATTTAGAAACCAATGACCCGGAGTTAATAACTCTCGGATCGGGGAACGTGGTTGGACGTGGTCATGTTGCAGGTATCGCTATTGCTGTAGAAGGTTGGTCTGGTTACTATCCTATTCAACATGAACTTGGAGGAAATTTAGATAAGAAATTAGTTTTATCATGGCTCCAAGATATGTTTAATCAAGAAGATACTACCTTTATTTTTCATAATGCAATGTATGATGTGTGTTGGCTACGGTCTATGGGCCTAACAATCAAAGGTAAAATTGTAGATACCATGATTGCAGCATCTTTGATTGATGAAAATAGAATGTCCTATCGTTTAGACACATTAGCAAAATTTTATGTTGGTTTAGGTAAGGATGAAAAAATATTACAAGAAGCAGCAAAAGATTATGGCCTGGACGCAAAAAAAGATATGTGGAGATTGCCTGCTCTTTTTGTTGGACAGTACGCGGAACGTGATGCGGAAGCTACGTTAAAACTTTGGCAACGATTAGATACAGAACTTCACAACCAAGAATTAATGGATATATTTAATTTAGAAACAAAATTATTTCCATGTTTAGTAGACATGAGATTCAAAGGTGTAAGAGTTGATTTAGAAAAAGCTGAAAATATTAAAAATAATTTAATGCAACGTGAAGCTAAAATAGTCAATAAAATCAAAGAGTTAACTGGTATTGAAGTAGAAATACATGCGGCAAGATCTATTGCAAAAGCATTTGATAAATTACAATTACCATACGACAGAACAGAAAAAACAAGTGAACCAAGTTTTACAAAAAACTTTTTACAAAATCATCCACATGAATTACCAAAATTAATTGCAGATGCCAGAGAGATTAATAAAGCGCATACAACTTTTATAGATTCTATTACCAAACATGCAGTCAAGGGAAGAATACATGCAGACATAAATCAAATTAGATCTGATCAAGGAGGAACTGTTACAGGTAGATTTTCTATGAGTAATCCAAACCTACAACAAATTCCTGCAAGGCATCCAGAATTGGGTCCAATGATACGATCTATATTTATTCCAGAGGAAAAATGTAAATGGGGTTCCTTTGACTACTCACAACAAGAACCAAGAATTTTAGTACACTATGCCAAGTTACAAAATTTAGAGGGAGTGGATGAAATTGTAGATGCATATAATTCAGGGGACGCAGACTTTCACCAGGTAGTTGCTGATATGGCAGGTATTGAACGTAAACAAGCTAAAACAATTAATTTAGGTCTAATGTATGGAATGGGTAAAAATAAATTAATGTCTGAATTAGGATTGATGAAAGAATCTGCAGAAAAATTAATTAAACAATATCATATGAAAGCACCTTTTGTTAAAAAGCTTATGGATAATGTAACCAGGAAAGCAGAGAACTACGGTAAGATTAGAACGTTAGGCGGAAGAGCCTGTCATTTTGATTTATGGCAACCTACTCAATTTGGTGTGTTTAAACCTTTACCATTAGAGCAAGCAAGAAAAGAATATGATGAGCCTTTAAAAAGGGCCTTTACTTACAAAGCTTTAAACAAATTAATCCAAGGATCTGCTGCCGACATGACTAAAAAATCTATGGTAGCTTTATATGAAAATGGAATTATTCCTCATATTCAAATACACGATGAGGTGGACATTTCTGTATCATCTGATAAACAGTCAGAACAGATTATAGAAATTATGGAATCTGCTGTGACTTTAAAAGTACCCAATAAAGTAGATTATGAAAAAGGAGATAATTGGGGAGACATTAAATAATGTCTTATCTCAATGCAAATATCCCACCTATCTACTGCAATGTAAGGAAGGAATATCTTTATGACTTTAAACAACATCATGGTGAAAGTGAAGAGTGTGTTATTTTTGGTTTGGCAAGCATTACAGGGCGTGCCTTATTATTTCACATCCTACTCCCGAACGGTGCGGTCTACTATCGATTGCCTATCAGCGCGTTTTTCCAAAAACGTTTTTCTAGATCCGAAGTGCCCGATATGTCAATTGACTCGTTACAATTGTGGAATTGTTTTAGTTATTATCCTGCTATTACTACTTTTGATTTTTTAGGGGGACAACGTGGAAAATTCTTGGACAAAAGTAAAAAGTTTCTTGAAGCTGAATATTGCTTTACTGTTGATTGGGCATCGCCTGAAAGTAATATCTTGGATACAGATCATAGCGAAGTACCTCAAGAGCACAAGTGTGCACATGTTTTGGCTCTTCATAACGGTAATTATGCAGCTATGCCTAATAATCGTATTTTGTGGAACATTCCTCATTATACTACTTCTAGTACCATTCCAGATTATAAAGTCCAAACTACAGTCTGGAACGTAGAAAACAAAGGTTGGATAACAGAGGATAGTGATGTTATGTTCTATGATATTAATGAAACGTAAAAAGAAAACTAAAATAAAAGAAGAAGAAAATATTTTTGGATTTGAAGTAGATGTTGCTAAAGGTGTTTGTCCTTACTGTAAAGAAAATACTGTTTTAATATCTATTATTAAAAATTATTATCGTTGTGGAACTTGCGGAGAGGATACAGAACAATATATAAATGGTTCTATTAAATATTTACCTTTAAATATAAAAATAGGAGATCTAAAATTACATGGCGAAAAAAAGTAAAGACGCAGTTTTTTTACAAAGAAAAAATATCAAAAGGCCTGGTAGGCATTCAAAAAAACACAAGGGGCCCAAAAGATCAGAACGCGGCCAAGGTCACCCAGGTTAATAATTGCTGCCCGCCCTGAAGAAATCAGGACGAGCAAACAAAAGGTGTGAGAAGAGAATTTCTTTATACCTTAAAAATTAATTAGTTGCAAGGACTTGTTTTTGTGTTATAACTTCCCATATAAAACAAACAACAAAACAGAAAGTGAGAAACAAATGGCAGATCCAAATAAATTCAAATCAGTATCCGTACCTATAGAAACCTATAAGAAGCTTAACTTTTTAGCGGATGGAAAGTTTTTAGACGCACAGCTTACGATTAGTAAAACAATCGAAGCACTTGCTTCTAGAGCGGCAAAAAAATTAGGTTACAAAAATGGTAATGGCAAATCATGAGTCAAAATATTATTTGTCCGGAGTGTAAAGGTAATGGTTTTGTGTGGGTAACTGCACCGGAACCAAAAAAAGATAGGTGGGCAATTGATTGTAAGCATTGCGATAACCAGGGTGAATTAAAAACAAACGAAGAGGAAAAAATATGAAACATATCGTAGGTTATTATTGGGACGGAAAGGAACATTATGTTATTTACCAAGATGAAGACGGTAATACGAACATGGTTTTGGAATCAAATTAGTAACCTAGGTTGTTACTTATCAAATGTAAGTTGGAGAAAATTGTATCGTGACTACCAATCCAGTCGCAAAGCACTTAAATAAATTTAATAAGGCGAAGCGCATTGAAGATAAAAGATATAAAAAACAATTAAAACGAATGGAGAAAGAAGTACAACAGGTGAAACATATGCAAAGGACAATCTATCAACATGATTAATATTCCTATTAGTGATGAGTTAAGAGATTACGCCTGGAAGCAAGTATCTATTAAAAATTTTGGTAACCGTCGTAGTGGGTTCAATGGTAGTAAAGAAAAACAATACACCGGTATTCTAGGTGAATGTATTCTGCACCAGGTTATTTATAATCGTTTACCGACCTATGATAGCGGATCGGTGATCGCGGATATAGTTGTTAATGATAAAACTATAGATATTAAAACCATGGCAAGAAATGTAGATATGAAAGATTTTTATGTTCACAATTTTGTTGGTTATCAAAAAGATAGTAAGAATGATATTTTACTTTTTATCAGTATCAATAAAAAAACAAAAGTAGCACAGATTTGTGGGTGGTTACCTAAAGAAACTTTTTTACAACAAGCAAACTTTTTTGATAAAGGTAGTGTACGAACTAGATCGGACGGCACTAACTTTACTACTATGGCCCCGTTGTATGAAATAGAAAATAATAAATTACATAAAATTACTTCTATAGAGGATTTACAAAAACTATAATGAGCTCATCGGAAAAAAAAGAATACAACAAACGATATTGGGAAAAGAATAAAGAACGATTAAAAATAAAAAACAGAGAACGAGGCAAAAGATTTCGTGCAAATCCTAACAATAAAGAAAAAATAAAAGAATACAACAAACGATATTGGGAAAAGAATAAAGAACGATTAAAAATAAAAAACAGAGAATATATCAAAAAATATTATGCAGATCCTAAAAATAAAGAAAAAATAAAAGAAAGTAATAGAAAATATGCAATAAAAAACAAAGAAAAAATACTTGCATATTGCGCAAAATATAGAAAAGAAAATAAAGAAGAAATTAATAGAAAAATAAGAGAATGGTATTATAAAAATAGAAAAAAAGTTAAAGAAAGAATTAAAATGTACAACAAAGTATATAGAAATACTTTACATTTTAAAATAAAAGATAATATGCGTAGAAGAATTAGAACTGCATTAAAAAAAGATAATGGAAAAAAAACAAAAGGAACTATGAAATTAGTAGGTTGCACCGCTGAACAATTAAAACAACATATAGAAAAACAATTTAAACCAGGAATGAGTTGGGAACAAAGAGATTCGTTTCATATTGATCACATCATACCTTGTGCCAGTTTTGATCTAACTAAATTATCGGAACAAAAAAAATGTTTTCATTACACTAATTTACAACCCCTCTATCCCATAGAGAATATAAAAAAAGGAGCGAAGTTAAACTATGAAATGGAATAAAAAATTTATCTACCCTAAATCACAACGAGAAATTATCAATGGAAAGCGACACTATGATATCAAAGCACAAAAATTACCGTCGGTTACTACGATACTATCTGCAACGCAATCTGAAGAGAAGCAAGCTTCATTAGCAGCGTGGCGTGCCAGAGTAGGAGAGAACCAAGCAACGCGGATCGTGGATGATGCTGCGACCAGGGGGACAGCGATGCATAAAATTTTAGAAGAATATATTCAGGGCCAAGGTTATTTAGATTTAACTCCGACCGGATTGAATGCACACAACATGGCTATTCAAGTAATTCAAAATGGATTGTCGAATGTCACCGAGTATTATGGACTCGAAGCAACGTTATATTATCCAGGACTATACGCAGGTGCTACCGATATGGTGGGAGTGCATAAAGGACAGGACGCTATTATCGATTTTAAACAAACCAATAAACCAAAAAAGAGAGAATGGATTGAAGATTATTGTTTGCAATTAGCAGGGTATGCCATGGCGCATAATTTTATTTATAAAACTTCTATCACCAAAGGTGTGATTATGATGTGTAGTAAAGATAATTATTATCAAGAGTTTGTGATAGAGGGAGCCGAGTTACAAAAATATAAACATGAATTTTTACGAAAGGTAGCTCAATATTATAAAATGCAAGATGAAGGGGCTCTTGACAATAATGCCGTATAAAAACTCTATTAAACAAAAAGAAAATGTAAGAAAAAATTATTTAAAAAGAAAAAAAGAAAATTACCAATTATGGTTAGAAAAATCACGTATTTATTGTAAAAAATATTATTTAAAAAATAAAGAAAAAGAAAATAAAAGAGTTAAGTTATATAGATTAAAAAATAAAGAAAAAATTAAAATTACAATGAATAAATATTACAGAAATAGAAGAAAAAAGGATATGGCTTGGAGACTTTTGGTAAATGTTAGAACAAGAATAAATCATGCTTTAAAAGGAACGGTTAAAAAATCTAATAAAACAAAAAAATTAATAGGTATTTCAGTAGAAGGATTAGTTAAATATATTGAAAGTAAATTTTTACCAGGTATGAGTTGGAAAAAACGTCATTTAATTCATATTGATCATATTAGACCATGTGCTAGTTTTGATTTAACGGACCCAAAACAACAAGCCATATGTTTTCATTACACTAATCTACAACCATTGTGGGCTATAGATAACTTAAAGAAAGGAGCAAAACATGAAACAACTAATGCACGAGTTGAGTAACTTATATAAAGCATTTACCAATGCTGAAAACGAGGAGATCAAACAGATGTGGGAGAAAAAATGGTATGAAAAAGTTACAATCATTGCCAATGAAATTATAAAAGAAAAGGAGAAGTCATGCGATTAAGAGATTTACAGTCCGTTTTGGGAAAGTTTACCGATAATGAAAAAGGAACGATTATATCGGATTGTCCTATTTATATTGAAACATTAGACGGTCACCTGGAAGAGGTGAGAAAAATAGAACTACAACAAAATCAAATCATAGGTAGTCCGGAGCCTGCTAGGGTTGTATTAAAATCTGAAAATTTAAAAAGGTGGAAATCACACACATTTAACGGTAGGAAGTAGGGATTAAAAGGGGCCTTTGTTGAGGCAAAGACCCCTTAATTTTTGATGAATTACTCGTCGTCTTCGTCTTCTGCCTCATCGTCCCAATCTTCTTGCTCCTCGCAAGCTTTATCTCTGATTGTTTCAAGGTCTTGTTCGATTCTATCTAGGATATCCTCGATCGTTTCTTCTTTTTTCTTTGGCATTATAGTGCTCCTATGTTGTTGTTGAGAGGTCAAACGATACGCGTTCCGCGGTCGGGTGACAAGTAAAATGTTATGTTGAAAATGGAGCGGGGAGCGCGGAGCGTTGATTTCATTATCTTTTATTTATTATAGTAAACATTTGTTTACTATCGTTGCCAGGTATAAGTGGAAGTTAGGGGTCATGTTTTTTTTTTAAAAAAAAAATTTTTTAGGCTGGCAGAGTGGCAAATGTCTTAAAAATCGATTATAAGTGTTGGTATTAAACAAAAAAAGCTTGCCAGAGCAGTCATTTTGCAGTGGCAAGGTCTGGCAAATCTGTTGGTATTATTAGCTTTTTTGATTTTTCGTGTTGGCAAGAAATCAATATGTTAAAAAAGTCAATGAAATAGCCATTTCTCCGTACTCTGCGCGCGCGACCTTTTTTGTTTTTTAAAAAACTTTATAGGGGTCAAAATCCTCCTTATGTGTTAGAAACTGAAATGCCTGGCAAAAATAAAAAATCTAAATATCAATCCTTATTGATAAGCAAGAAAAGATATTACTTCTATAAAATAACCTGGCTTGATATCGTTGGTGATTCTGGACATGCAAACTCTGAAGAATTTATGAAATTGAATCCTGCAGTCATGGTTAGTTATGGTTATATCTTTAGCAAAGATAAAACTTGTATTAGAAGTTTTGCAAGTTATGATAGTAAGGAAGAAGCATTTAGTGATAGGAATGTATATCCAACTGGATGTGTTATTAAGTTAGAAAAAATAAACATATGAAAAATACTACGTTAACGAAAAATATGCCTAACGTAAAATGGAATCAGTTACCGCCTACCAAAGGCCCAGACTCACAAGGTCTGCAACCAAAGAGATTTAAAACTATTTTATCTCTAAAGAAAAAGGAAACTAAATGATACAATTTTTAAAATTAATATTAAATAAACTTAATTTTATTTGGTTCAAAATATATAATCCTTTCAATCAAGCACAAGGATTATCTATATTTATTATTCTTCTTTTGTTATTATTTCTTCTGCATCAACAGAATCTTCTTCCGCAGTAATATTAATTATATTCTTGTGATCTTCTAAAATTTGTTTCATTTTAGATTGTAATTCTTCTTCACTTAATTGATCTAAATTACCAGTCATTACTAATTTTTGATCAACATATAATCCTCCGGCCTTTCCCCTTGCTATCTCTGCATTAATCGCAGCACTCCAGGCCCCTTTTTTCTGCGCCTCATCTCTTAACTTCGCTAGTTCACCTAAATGTTTTTGAAAAGTAATTCCGTATTTTTCTTGAACCTCTGCTCGTAACTCATTTATATATCTTACAACTAATGGTGAGTATTTAGGACTACGGAGCTCGCTCGCCGCCTGTCTTGGTCTTGTCTTGTATCCTGCTTCAAATGCGCATTCTGCAGGCGACATTCTGCCCTCGTTGTAAACTAACAACTCTGCGAATTTGATTTGTTTTTCTGTAAGTTTTGCGGGTACTCCCATAATAATTTGACTTTTATCGTACATTGGCGTATAGTTCAACTACTATTTGTAGTGTTTCATTATGAGGGGTTGGCTTACGAAGTATAACCTTGTTAAGTAATACGGAAACTGAACCCCTCGTAAAAATTAAGACTTATATCTATTTTTAAAAACTTCTATTAAATCCATAATGTAAACAAATTCAGCCCCTGGGTTTTTATCAGACCAATCTATTTCAGAATTTGTTACACACACTTCTATAATTTCATTTAATAATTCTTCTGTACTTCTATTCATT